CTCTTCCTCCTCCTCTTCCTCGTCGGGCTCGCCTTCGGGCTGTTTCCGCTCGTTGTCGTCGCAGGCTTCGGTCTTCTCCTCCTCTTCCTGCTCTTCGTCCTCGCCCTCATCGGGCTGCTTTTCCTTAAGTTCCTTCTCAGTCACTGGATCACTCTCCAAACCTCCCGGCAAATTTGCCGGGATGTCGGTGTCGTCCGGGACGGTAATCCCGGCCGAGTTCAGCATGCTTTTCACCACTGCGCGGATGGCCACCGCGTCGGGGTTGGCGGGGATCCCCACCGGCGACGTCTCCAGGAGATCGCAGGCGTGGAAGATCACACCGCCCCCCTCGTGCGGCTCCGTCTCGGTGGCGATGAACCCGACCGAGAAGGCCACCGGCAGCCCCATGTTCAGCCGGTGCTCGATGAGCTGCGCCCGCCAGTCGTTCGGGTCCAGAGCGGCGGTGGCGTAGACTACTCCGTCCACCACCTCGCCGCGATACCATACGCCGAAGGCATCCTCGAAGGCGTAATACGGCCCGAACATTCCCGCCTGCCCGTGGTTCGGGAAGACGGGGACGCGGCCGGAGTTGTAGGCGGCGGCGAGGCTCTGGAGCCCGCGGCCGGAAAACTGGTCGCCGTCACGATCGACGACTCCGGATGAGACCGGCACCCGGATGTGGATCGCCTCGGGGGCGCCGTCACGCAGCGGAGCCCGCCAGACCATCATCTGGTCCGGCTGGACATCAATGGATTTTCGGAGCTGTTTCTGCATCCAGTTTACCATACAACCCCAGGGATATTGGGTTCAGTCCGGTTCACCACTGAACCACCCACTGAACCGCCTATTCAAGGCCGACCCCCCTCCGCCACTCGTAGAGGGTTGCTTTCCCGATTCCGAGCGTTTCCGCCGTCTGGTTCCGGCTCATGGTGGTGTCGCACCGGACCAGCAGGTCGCGCAGGGTCTCCCGGGGCGCGCCGTGTCGGGTGAGGACCTCCTGCTGCCGCGGCGAGGGGGCGGGGTGGACTGTCAGGCACTTGTAGCTCCGGAGCGTGTCGGCATCGGTGGGGAGGTCGTCCCGGACGTGCAGGCGCTGGTCGCACATACAGTTGAATGGCTGATCGTCGCCGACCACGAAGGCCTCCCGGGGGTAGTCGCGGGGCTGGTCCCGGGCTCCGGTGTGTGGGATGATGAACGGTTCATCTACCGGCACCGTGACGTCGTCCATGACCCTGTGCCATTCCCGGGTGCGGCCCGGGATCTTCCGGCTCTTCCAGGTCTTGCCGTCCACCAGGTCGCCGGCCAGCTCGCCGGCCGCCTGCGACCCGTACCGCTGCGCCGACATGATCTCCGTCCTGGCAATGACCCGGGCATGCTCGGAGCTCAATCCGTCGATCGTCTCCTGCAGGGCTGCCCATGCGTCGGTGACGCCGCCGCCCTCCTCGATCACCCGGGTAAGCGTCTCACGGACCCGGCGCTTCACCACCTCGTTGACGTGGCGCATGTTCCGGGCGGCCCGCTGGGCGAGGATGCGGTAGGCGAGAGTATCCCGGATGTCGAAGTCGTCCGGTTTCTTGACCCGGACGATATGGGTGTCGAGACGTTTCCCGACCTCGTCCTCGATATCGGCGATCGCGATATCAGCACCGGCGGTCATGGCGTCGGCGTGAGCGTCCCGGACGGTCTGGAGCAGGGGCTGCACCAGGTCGATGCTCATGGCGACGGTATCCGGATCGGCGCCGCCCTCCACCTGGCCCCGGAGGTCCTCGAGTTCCGTCCGGATCATGGAACCCACCGACCGGGCGAGTTTCGTGATCATGGGCCGCCACTTCTCCGGTTCGTCCTCGGGGTCGGCGGCCGGAGCCTTGGTGACCGCCGGCGCCGGGCCGGCGAGGAACGACCCGCCGCCATAGAGGGGTTCAGGGGCGTTCTCCATCCCGAGGATTTCGGCGGCGACCCATTCCGGCTGCGTCCTGCAGAGGGACTCGAAGAGCGTCGTCGGCATGTCACCCCAGGGGACCGGTTTCTCGCCCCGGGCCTGCAGGACGCGGTTCGGCGTGGTGAGGCCGTGCCGGAGATCGTTCTCCTGCTCGAGCTGCTTCTGCCGCTCGATCACGGGGTTGTGGGGGTTCCAGATGAACTCGATTTCGCCGCCCACGTCCCAGAACGGTTCAAGGAACGGCAGAATCGAACGGTTGATGGCGTTCTGGAGGAGTTCGAGGAGCGGCAGCGTCGTCTTCCGCCAGACGGCCTCCGTCATCTCCTGCGCCGTGGACCGATTGACGTCCTGCACGTACCCCACTTCGGACGGAGCAAGGCCGAACACCATCCAGACGAGGCCGTTATACCACTCCTGCGAGGCAAGGAATTCGAGTTCCCGGGGCGAGGCGCGGAACGGCAACCACTGCAGGTTCCTCGCGCCCAGGATCGGCATCTTGTGGGGGTTGCCGGCGATCTCGGCGTTCCAGTACTCGCGGAACCGGTCGATCTCCGCCTGGTTCGCCTCGACGAGGTTAAGGGCACCTTCCGGGACCTCGTTGGCCGGGAAATATTTCAGGTTCGAGACGTCCTGGTTAATCAGGATCTCGACGAGGCGCTGCACCTTCTGAATGCGGCTGTAGCCGTAGGGCCGCCAGGTCTGCGGGTTTTCCTCGACCCAGACGACCTGGTCGCGGGAGAACGGGACCGGGTCGATCGCCCGGTAGCCGAGCATCCCGGAGAGTGCCAGGTATGCGTTCTGCTGCATCAGGCGGTCCATCTGCGGGAGACCCTCCCGGTTCCAGAGAGTCGAGTCCTGCAGGACGCCGACCTGCGCTCCGACCTGCCAGTAGGCCGGTTCGTCGCTGCCCGGTGCAGGGAGACGGCCCTGCCGGTCGAGGTTTTTGGTAAACATCGCACCGTCGCGAGGGTAGATCTCCACCAGGGCGCCGTCGTCGCCGGGCACGAGTTCGAGCACACCGGCATCGATCGAAAGGATGTCGTTCAACCACTCCTTACAGAGGCCATCGAACGTCGAGGGATTCGAGTTGAACCCGCCGTCCAGGAAGTCGGTGATCGCGTCGCAGGCCGCGGCGTGCTTGCTTGTCGGCTTGTCGACAGTAGGGATGATGCTCCACTCAGTCGTGGTGACCTGTCCTTTGATCGTGTCGAGCGGGACGGAGACGGTGTGCGTCTGCGAGAGGATCCGGATGGTGAGCAGGTCCTCGTAGCGCGGGACGCCCCGGCCGGCGCTGAAGAAGATCGACGCGGAGAGGTCAAGGCCGACCGGCCCCTTCCCGGCACCGTTGAACGTCCGGACACCCTGGCCTTTCAGCAGCCCGGGGGCGATTACTGCCATCCCGCCTCCTCGCAGGCCTTCACGACCGGGAGCAGGTGCTGCCGCACGTCCTTCGGCGAGAGTTTACGGATCTCGACGATGTCCCGGACGATGATGTGCAGGGCCTTCGGGTCCCGCCGCCCGACATCTTCGGCGACCGCGGTGAGCCTATCGTCTGATGCGTCCGCCCGGGCGATCCAGACATAGACGCGGCCGGGCTCATCCTGGAGCATCTCGACGTATTCGACGGGCGGTGCCGGAACCACGATCTCACGGACCGGCCTCTCGACGCCGAGGAACGCCGCGAGGCGGGCGATGAATCGATCTCTATATATTGTCACTGTTTACCACCTGCTCAATGAGCCAAATGCGAGCGTCTCGGGATGCTCGACCTTTGCGAAGGCGAGCATCAGGGCGTCGCCGCGGTCCGGGCTCTTCCGGCCGCGTTTCTTCATGTCCTCCTTCGATTCGATGATAATCTGCCCCCGGCTGTTTACCCTGTACTTGATGTTCGCCAGCTGCTCGACGAGGTCCTCATCGTCCTCGATGTCGATGTCCCCCTCCTCGAACCGGGTCCGGAGGCCCCACCACCACTCCGCCCGGGTGTTCGCGAACCGTTCCGGGTCTGATGCGGCCGCGCCGCTCTGCATCTCTTCGACTGGGTCTCTCAGTTCCGTGAGCCGGTCGTAGACCCCGGCACCGAGCCCGACCGCGTCGATCTTCGCGGTCGAGGCCATCGTCTCCCGGAGCGCGATCCGGACCTCGCCGGCGGTGGCCATCGTGTCGCCCATCGGGATCGCCTTCCAGAGCCTGGCCACCGGTCCCTGGCGGTGCATGATGACCGTCTCGTCGGACCCAAACCGGGCCACGTCAACCCCGAGTTCGTCCGGCGTCCCGGGCTCGAGCGTGCGCTGCACGGCCGTCTCGATCCAGTGGAGCGGGATCAGGGTGTCGTCACCGATTGTCGGGATCTGGCCGAGGACCCGGGACTGATAGAGCGGGGAGTCCGGTCCCCACCGCTGATACCGTTTCGCGACCCACCCGGGCGTCACCAGGTAGGGGCAGGGCATCTCCCGGCCGGCGACCTTCTCCTCCCAGGTCCCGGCGGCGATATCATCCTCGGTGATACCGATGGTTGTGAAGTTCGGCGTGTCAAACGCCGAGATGGAAATTTTATGGATACCGGGAGTTTTGAATGCATCCACGAACCGGCCCGAGGTGCTCGTCGGATTCCCGATCAGCAGGAGCCGGGACTCGCTTGATGTCAGCACACCGTCGATGCCCTCAAATATCTCGTCGCTGACGCCGGAAGCCTCGTCGACGATGACCAGGATCGCGGTCTCGTGGAACCCCTGGAACCGGTCCGGGTCGTAGTCCGGGGCGGTGAACCCCCAGGCCCACCAATCCGCGTCGAGTTTCAGCTCCTGCGTGAGGAGGGTGCCGCCGAGTGGGTAGCGGGACCGGGCGTAAGCCGACCGGATCTCTTTCCACAGGATCCCCCGGACCTGCCTGTCCGTGGGTGCGGTCGTGATGACGAGCGACGGCCGGTGCGTCATGAGATACCAGATCGCAACCCTCCCGGCGGTGAACGACTTGCCCGGACCGTGGCAGGACTTGACCGCGACCTCCGGGTGATCCCGGACCGCCTCCAGGATGTCCTTCTGGCGCTGCCAGAGCCGGTCCCCGAGGACCGTCTCGACCCACCAGACCGGGTCGCGCTGCGCCCGGTCAAGCGTCGCCTTTACTTCAGTCTCCGGGATCTGCTGCTGCACTCTTGACCAGCTCCACCCAGGAGAGCGTGCCACTATGTTCAACCTCCTGCTTGTCGCGCCACCGGTCGGGTCGGCGGTTTTTGAGCCAGTAAATGCAAGCAGTTACATTACCCCCCACAGCCTGCTTCAGGAGGGCCTTCTCGACGTACGCGTCGACCGGCTTCTTCCCTCGTTTGATCCCTTCGCGGATCTCCGGGTGGTCGCGGCACCACTGATAGAACGTGCTCTCAGAGATCTCAAACCGGGCGGCGATCTCCCGGTTGATGCACCCTTCCCTGGCGTACTGCTCGGCGAGGATCGGGTGCACGTCAGGATTGTATCCAGCCGGTCGTCCTCCCATCGTTCACTCCTCGATAGCCGCCGGAGGGACTCGAACCCTCTCCCTCCCGGTTACAGACCGGGCGCGCTGCCGGTAGCGCCTCGGCGGCTGGAAAAAGGTTATTCGCGCATCTCTCCTGCCGCGAGCGTCTGGAGGCGCTTGCCGTACTGCGTAGATTCCTGGCCGGCGGTGGCGTCCCGGACCAGGTCGTTCCGCAGGATGGCCTTCGCGATTTCATAGTCACGGCGGCGCTCGGCCTCTTCGGCCTCGTCCTTGCGCTTCTTTTCGAGGTAGCCGCACACAGAGGGTATTCCCCCCACAACGACGCCAGCGATCGCGACGGCGCCGAGAATCAGGTTAGGATCTACAGTCATGTTTACGCACTCCGATGTGGATTTGTAGGGATGTAGACACTAATAGTATTTAAAAGGGTAAGAATTTTAAAAATTTAAAAAAACGAGGGTTTTAATATGATGAGTTACAGCGACTGCACCGCCTCGCCCGGGTGGCCACCCGGGAGAAGGCCGGCCGGTGTCAACTACCCCGCCATGAAGACCGGGGACTTCCCGCTCC